TCTTTGAGCCACTCGGAAAGATCAGAAGGGGAACGGCGCAAGTGAATATAGATGTTGGAAGGAAGAAGCTTTTCAAGATGATAAGTTAAATAACGACCGAGACCACCGAAGGTGAAGAGGACTGCAGTATGGAAAACAGCGAGAGTCTGACCGGCTTTAGCATCACCAGCCATGGACTCGCTCTTCTTCTTGTACTCTTGCTTCATGATGATCTGAATCTTACGGATGTCAAGATCGGGTTCATCACGAGTGTGAGCAGCGAGGAGCATCTCGAGAGGCTTACGAAAGACTCGATTACGCTGATTCTCGATATGGCACACCTCAAAGAATTCAGAATTCCAAGGAACAGGGGCGGAGAGTTGAAGAGCACGAGAGAGAGAATTCCAAAGGGCAGGGCCGGCGAGGACGGAAGCATCAGCGAAATTGGCTCGATTTTGTTCAGGAGTCAAAAGGGTGATGCGCTTCTCAATGGCGGCAGCAAAGGTGGCCGCGTCATCCTGTCGGAAACGATGAAACAAGGGAAGAAAGAAAGGGTCGGTGGGATGAAGGGATCTATCCGAAGAACTGATGAGAGACTTAAAGGTGGGGAGATCAGGGAATTGATTGGAGAGGAGCCCCTTGCGCACTAGCTCACGATCGGTGCGATCTCGAATGAGAGAGGCGAAATGATCACGAAGGAAAATAGGGTCCTCACGGGGAAAAGTGGACGCGAGGGGAGGCTCAAGAAAAGGGAGAGAAACAGGGGAATGACCGGCAGGAGGAAGAACCTCACGAAGGAAGGAATATAGAGAAGCGGACTGAGGGAACTCATCCAACAAACGATCCGGAGGAGTGGAATCGAGACCGAGAGTGGGCATGTCAAAAAGACCCTCAGGAGAAGAAGGATCACCACCACGGACGCGGAAGGTAGGAAGACGATCACCACGAATCTTACGACGGATGAAATCAAAACGAGCGAGATCGGGAAGAGAGAGGGGATCCCAGGAAGTCCTCTCACCAGCACAGGCAGCAAAAAGAGCACGGAGAAGGGGACGCGCGTGAATGAGAGTGAGGTACTCATTGATGAGAGGGAAACCACGAAGAAGGAAAACGTTACCTCGAGATCTGGTGAGAGCTGTGAACCACGTGCGATCATCAGCGAGACGTATGGCGTCAGGGGTGATGAGGATGGTGACGGCGTTGAAGGTGAGCCCCTGAGAGGAAGACCAGGTTTCAACAACAGAGCCGGAGACCCCAGATATCAAGAGTTTATTGGACTGAGAGGGGGTGAGAATGGGGATCGGGCTCCCATCAGGAGACAAGACAGGCAGATCAGTATAAATAAAGCGGCCGGGATGAGGAAGAAGGGAGGGAATCTTGAAGAAACGAGCAACGTCAGAGCCAAGGCGACGAGTGCCGGTGAGATAAGCAAAGCAATGGGGGGCAAAATGGAGAATCTCGGGAGTGTGCTTGGCAATGTTGTTCAAAACGCAATCAGAATTAGGCTCATGATGTAGAGTTTGGGTGGGGTCACCAAGCAGAACGAGCATCTTGATATTAGGATCAGCGCCAAGAAGAGCATCAACATAACCGGGGGGATATTTGCCTATCTCGTCAATGATGGCGACGCCACGAGTGCCCTCCCA